CTAGAAGTCGTCGCTGCGCCAGACCTTCAGCACGCGGCCGAAGATCTGCAGGTCCATGCCTTCGGTGATGTCCCAGGCGTCGTACTTGGGGTTTTCCGATTTCGCGCGGATCAGCAGGCCGCGCGCGCTGGGTATGCGCTGCAGGCGCTTGATGAACCCCTCGTTGCCGACGCGGAAGAAGAACACGCCGTCGATGTCGGCTTTTTCCACGCCCAGGTCCACCAGCAGCGGATCGCCCGGATTGAACATGGGGCGCATGCTGTCGCCGAAACCCGTCACCACGCAGAGCTTGTTGGCCGCCGTGTAGTGGCGCACGTTCCTGTGCAGCCATTCCTGGCTGACGCGCAGACTCTGGATCACGCCCGGCTGGTCGCGCAGTTCCACGCCCGCGCCCATGGCGCCGCCGGTGTCGAAGCGCGGGATGCGCAGGTCATCGTCATCCGTGGACGGCTGATGCGGCGAGTCCAGCACCAGCGAGCCGGACCCCGAACCGGCGTCGGCCGATTCGTCCAGCAATTGCTCCAGCGTCAGGCCCAGCCCGGCGGCCAGCCGTGATGCGTACTTCGAGCGTTCGCTGTCGCGGCCTTCGAGCGCGGCGATGGTGCCGACGCCCACGCCGGTGCGGGCTTCGAGTTGTTCGAGGGTGAGGCCGAGCGCGCTGCGGTAGCGCCTGATTTGTTTTCCGAGTGCCATGGGGTGGGACGCTAACAGTTGTGGAAAATTGTGCAACAACAAGTGTTGAAATCAAGATTATACATTTGTAGAATTGCCATATGAACCACACGAAATATGTACGTCTTTCAGATGGAAGCATCGGTAGCGTATTGCTACTGAAACCCGGCTGTCCGCCGCTGGGCGCGTTGGCGCGTGCCCGTGCCGGCGCGGCGCCGGCAAGACTGGCGGCGGAGCCGGGCAAGGCAATGGATCACATGGACAAGGAGCGGCAGATGGAACAGGCAAGGCAGGCGGTATTACGGGTGTCGCAGGGCTGGGTCGCGCCAGCGCGGCGCGAGGCGGCGGTCACGCCCAAGGCGGCGGCGCCGCGCGCGGTCATCAGGCTGGCGCCGCGCACGGCGCCCACGGAAGCCGATCAGGCCGAAGCCCTGATCATGGACTGGTATCACTGGACCCGCGGCTATCGCCCCAAGCTGGGCGTGGGCCGCATCGCCGCCTTCGCGCGCGGCATGGTGCCGGACGACGCCTATGTCGACAGCGAAGACGTGGATGCGCGCCTGAACGCCGCGCGTTGCCAGCAGGTGGACTTGTGCATCGACGAGCTGCCCTGGCAGCAGCGCGCCGCCATCGGCGTGCATGCCGGCAACAAGGCCGCCGGCGCGGCCGTGTTCCGCAATCCGCGCCTGTCGCCGCAAGCGCAGCATGCCGCCTACCTGGACGCGCGCGCCGCCTTGTTGCCGGCGCTGCGCCGGCGCGCGCTGCTGGCCGCTGGCCAGGTGCGACACGCCGATCGCCAAAGCGCTTGTGAGGGGCGGGCGGCCGCTGCATAATGATTTCCGTCGGGGCAAGTTGCGCCCGGCCGAAACAGAACCCGCGGAACTGCACCGACTAGCAGGCCGCGGGTTTTTTTGTTGCCGGCCGATCGCGGCATTCCGACAGGTTTTCGAAGAGGCTCCCGGGCGCATGCCCAGGAGCCTCTTTTTCTTCGCAGGACCATTCCGGCTGCGGCGCACGCGACTTGCGTGACGCAAGCGCATCGCCATGCGCGCGGCCCGGTGGTCCTTCTTTCATGGATGCGCGGCAGGGGCCGCAATTCCGTTTCGCCCGCCATTTCCGGCGGGTTTTTTTTGGAGTCAGCAATGGCTGGTACTACCGTTTCGCAATTCGTTCAGACCCAGGGCACGCAGCTGGAAGTGTCCACCACGAGCACCAACGACCTGGCCGCCACCGGCCTGACCTACGCCGACCTGGCCATCACCATCAAGGACCCGAACTTCCAGGGCGGCCAGACCACCGAGATCGACGTCACCGTGCTCAAGTCCGCCGCCAAGGAATACGCGCTGGGCCTGGACGACAGCGGCACCTTCAGCATGGCCGGCAACTGGAAGGCCGGCGACGCCGCCCAGAAGGTGCTGGTCGCGGCCCGCAGCGACAAGAAGAGCCGCGCCTTCCGCGTGACCTTCGCCGATGGCTCGAAGTTCGAGTTCCTGGGCCTGGTCACGCAATACCAGTGGCAAGGCCAGCTGGACAACGTCGTGTCCGCCACGTTCAACGTGCGCGTCACCGGCGCCGTCAAGATGACCGACGCCCCGGCCAACGGAGGCTGAGCGCCATGACGGACACGTCCATCAAGGCCCGCGCCAAGGCGCCGGCCAGCCTGCGCGACCGGGTCACCGATCCGCTGGCGGGCTTTCGCTCGGAAGCGCTGAACGTTCCCGAGTGGGACGGCGCCAGCGTCATCGTGCGCGCGCCCAGCCCCAGCGATCACCTGTTCCACATCCGCGCCATCTGGGCCGCCGCGGGCGTCACGCCCGGCGAGGCCGATGACAGCGTGCGCGCCAAGCTGGACGCGCCGGGTGTGGACTACACCCGCGCCTCGGCCAGCCTGCTGGTGCGCACGCTGTACGAGCAGACCGAGGCCGGCCCGCGCCGCGTCTTCGGCGACGCCGACGTGGACGCCGTGGCCGCGGCTTTCGGCCCGGCGCACCTGATGCTGGCGGCCAAGGCGATCGAGCTGGGCAACCTCGGGGAGGGAGCCGACGCGCACGCAAAAAAGCCTTCCAGGAAACGCCAGACCTCCGTTTCCTGATGATCCTGGCCCTTCGGCTGGGCCGCACCCTGGGCGAGTTGATGGACGCCATCGACACCCATGAGCTGTCCCTGTGGCGGGAGTTCAACCGCCAGTCGCCGCTTGGCGACGAGCGCGCCGACCTGCTGGCCGCAAGCCTTGCCGCCGTGGTGGCGCAGGCGGCGGGCGCCAAGGTCCGCGTCACGGACATGCTGGTGCGCTGGGATGCCGACGATGCGCAGCCGTCCGCCGAGGCGGGCGCCGACGCGTTGAAGGCGTTCCTGCTGTCGAAGGTCAACAAGGGGTCTTGATGACGTGTCCGGCCCGCCGCGTGCGGGCCGGGGGGCGGCACGATGATGTGTGGAAAATCATGACGAACAACTCAAGCAGCGTCGCCGCGCAACAGGCCTTGGACAATGCTGTGAAGCAGACGACCGCCAGCCTGAAGGCGCAGACGCTCGAAATGCAGAAGGCCGCGCTGGCCATGCGCGACTACAACAAGGCGGCGGGTCTGGCCGGCACGACGGGCAAGGCGGAGGCCGTCTCGCTGAAAGCCTCCAACGCCGAACGCGGCAAGTCCGTGCAATTGCTGGGCAAGGAAACTCAGGCGCGCCAGTCGTCGCTGGCCGAGCAGACCATTGCCGACATGGAACGCGCCCTGGCGCTGTCGGGCAAGACTTCCGCGGCGGACAAGATGGTGTACGAAACCTCGCGCGGCAAGTTCGCGGGCGAGGACGAGGGCACCAAGAACATGCTGATGTCGGCGGCCAGGGAAACCGACTGGAACGACGAGGAAAGCGCCCGGCGCGCCTATATCAACAGCGTGACCGGCAAGAATCCGGAACGCGACGCCGAGAACGCCAGGAAGCTCGACTGGGCCAGGGACGAGTATGCCAGGGGCGGCCTGACCGACATGGAGCTCTACAAGCAGGAACGCGAGCTCGGCAAGAAGGACGACCCGGACTTTATGTCCAAGCTGGTCGACAGCCTGACCGACTCGGCGCGCGAGGGCGCGGGCAAGATCCAGGACATCCTGGGTACCCGCATGTATGACTTTGTTTCCGACAAGTTCGACAAGATGGGGCTGTCGTTCCTGAACTCGGTGGCGAAGATGGTCAGCTCGGCCGCGTCGGCCAAGCTCATGGACCTGATGTTCGGTGATTTCACCAAGGGCGGGCCGCTGGGCGGCTTGCTCGGCGACATCGGCGGATTCTTCGGGGATATCGGCAATTCGGTGATGGGTCTATTCGGGTTTGGTTCCCAGCCCGTCGCACAGGCCTTCCCGGTCAAGTTCGCGACAGGCGGCGCATTCACCAACGGCATCGTCAGTCGCGCCACCGCCTTCCCCATGGGCCTGATGGGCGAGGCCGGCCCCGAAGCCGTGATGCCGCTGCATCGCGGCGCCGACGGCTCGCTGGGCATCCGCGCCTCTTTCTCCGGACTGCCACAAGACAGTGGCGCCGGCACCGGCGCGGGCGGCGTGGCCGTGAACGTCTACGTACAGGACGGCAACGTCAGCGCCAGTTCCGATTCCGGCGAACCGGGCTGGAAGCAGTTCGGCCAGCAGATCGGCGAGTACGTCACGCAGCTGGTGGACCGGCGCATGTCGCAGTCCTACCGCCAGGGCGGCCTCGCCTGGCAGGCCAGCAACAACCGTTTGGGAGCCTGAGCATGGCATTCGAAGTCTTCAACTGGTCGCCTCGGCCCAATCCCGTCGGCGCGTTCAAGGACCGCACGCTGCGCGTGCAGTTCGGCGACGGCTACGAGCAGGAGGCCGCCGACGGCATCCATACCGTCACGCAGTCCTGGCCGCTGCAATTCGTCGGCAACGAGGTCTACGTGCGTCCCATCCTGGATTTCGTGCGCCGGCATGCCGGCGGCAAGTCCTTCCTGTGGACGCCGCCGCTGGGCGAGGCGGGTCGCTACAAGGCGCGCTCGCTGTCGGTGCAGCCCATGGGCGCGGACATGTACACCATCGCGGTCACGTTCGAAGAGTCCGTGGCCCCCTGACGCGCGCGCCGGCGGACCCGGCCGGGCGCGCGCAATTTCCGCGACGCGGATGGAGTTTGAGCAAATGGGCATCAACGCAGACATACAAAAACTTGAGCCGGGCGCGCTGGTCGAGCTGTTCGAGCTGGACGCCAGCGGCATCGGCGGCGAGATCCTGCGGTTCCACGGCTACATGCAGGTCGGACCGATCTTCTGGCAGGGCCAGCGCTACGAGCCCTGGGCCATCCAGGCCGAGGGTTTCGAGCAGGTGGGCGAAGGGCAGCAGCCCTCGCCCACGCTGCGCGTGGGCAATATCGGCCAGGACGCGCAGGGCCGGCCGCTGGCCGGCGTGATTTCGTCGCTGTGCGTGCACCTGGACGACCTGGTGGGCGCGCGCGTGGTGGCGCGGCGCACGCTGGGCAGATATCTGGACGCCGCCAATTTTCCGGAGGGCAACCCCAGCGCGGATCCGCGCGAGGAACTGCCGCCGGAAATCTGGATCGTGCAGCAGAAGACGCTGGAGACGGCGCAGGTGGTCGAGTTCACGCTCGCCAGCGCGCTCGACTTCAATGGCCAGAAGCTGCCCGACCGGCCCATCATCGCCGGCGTGTGCGCGTGGCTGCGCAAGGGCGGCTATCGCGGCCCCTACTGCGGCTACACCGGCGGGCGCATGTTCGACCTCAATGGCAACCGCGTCACCGATCCCACGCTGGACCGCTGCTCGGGCCTGATGTCCGACTGCAAGAAGCGCTTCGGTGAATACGAGGTCATCAATTTCGGCGGCTTTCCGTCGGCCGACCTGATCAGGGGCTAGCATGCGCAAGAAGACCTTGCAGGCGATCCGCGACCATGGCGTGGCGGCCTATCCGCTGGAATGCTGCGGCCTGGTGCTCAAGTCCGGCCGGCGCGAGTGGTATCAGCCCTGCCGCAACACGGCGGCCAGCGCCGAACACTTCGTGATGTCGGCCGAGGACTACGCCGCCGCCGAGGAAAGCGGCGACATCGTGGCCGTGGTGCATTCGCATCCGGACGCGCCGGCCGCGCCCAGCGAGGCCGATCGCGTCGCCTGCGAGGCGTCGGGCCTGCCCTGGTACATCGTGGCGGTGGAGAAGTCCGAGAACGGCGATGTTGTCGCCGGCGAGATCCGTGGCTTCGCGCCCGAAGGCTACCGGGCGCCGCTGCTGGGCCGCCAGTTCGCGCACGGCGTGCTGGACTGCTACACGCTGGTGCGCGACTGGTACGCGCGCGAGCGCGATATCGTCCTGCCCGATTTTTCGCGCGACGACGGCTGGTGGGAACCCGGCAAGCCGGGCGACCTGTACATGGACCACTACGCCGAAGCCGGATTTCGCCCCTTGCGGGCCGATGAAACGCTGGGGCCGGGCGACGTGGTGCTGATGCAGGTCCGCTCGGACCGCGCCAACCACGCCGGCGTATTCCTGGGCGACGAGCCCCTGGCCGAGGCCCCCGGCCTGCACCCGTTGCCGGACGCCATGCTGCATCACCTGTACGGACGCGATTCCGAACGCGTGGTGTACGGCGGCTTCTGGCGCGAATCGACCCGCGCAGTGTTGCGCTACCAAGGACAAGCATGATCGAAAGAATACGTACCGTGCGGCTGTACGGCTGGCTGGGCCGCGCCTTCGGCCGCGAGCACCGGCTGGCCGTGGCCAGTCCGGCCGAGGCGGTCAGGGCGCTGTGCGCGCTGCTGCCCGGTTTTGAGAAGGCGCTGGCCGACAGCGATGAGCGCGGCGTGCGCTTCGCCTGCTTCGCGGGCCGGCGCAACCTGGCCGAAGACGAGCTGGGCCTGCCGGTGGGCGACGATGCCATCCGCATCGCGCCGGTGCTGGCCGGGGCCAAGAGCGGCGGCCTGTTCCAGACGATCCTCGGCGCCGTGCTGCTGGCGGCGGCGACCTTTTACTCGGGCGGAATGGCCGCGGCATTCAAGGCCGGCACCTGGGTCAGCGCCGTCGCCGCCATGGGCGCGTCCATGATGCTCAACGGCGTGGCGCAGATGCTGTCGCCGCAGCAGCGCATGCTGAGCGTCGGCGACGGTCCGGACAACGGCGCTTCCTACAACTTCAACGGCCCCGTGAACACCACGGCCCAGGGCAATCCCGTGCCGCTGCTGTATGGCGAAATGTTCGTCGGCAGCGCCACCATCTCCGCGGGCATCTACTCGGAAGACCAAGCATGAAACAACGACAACGCATCAGGAAAAAGGCGCCCGAGGGCGCCTTTTCTCATGGCGCGCCCCTCCCGGCCGGCCACAAGGGCGGCAAGGGCGGCGGCGGCGGGCGCACGCCCGTGGAAGTGCGCGACAGCCTGCACAGCACGGCCTATGCTCGCGTCATCGACCTGCTGGGCGAGGGCGAGATCTACGGGCCGGTGCATGGCATGGACAACGCGCTGCGTGACGTCTATCTGAACGGCACGCCGGTCGCCAATGCCGATGGCACGCTGAATTTCAGTGGCGCGGCCATCGACTTTCGCACCGGCACCCAGCTGCAGGAGCCGTTGCCCGGCTTTCCGGCGGCCGAGAGCACCATCGCCGTCGGCGCGGAGCTGAAGGCCGCGCAGCACTGGACGCGGCTGTTCGCCAACCTGCAGGCCTCGGCCATCCGCGTCACGCTGGGCGTGGAAGGCCTGAGCAAGGCCAACACCGGGAACGGCGACATCAACGGCTATCGCGTCGAGTACGCCATCGACCTGAGCGTGGATGGCGCCGGCTACCAGGAAGTGCTGGCCAGCGCGTTCGACGGCAAGACCACGCAGCGCTACATGCGTTCGCACCGCATCGAGCTGCCGCGCGCGCGCCAGGGCTGGAGCATCCGCCTGCGCCGCATCACGCCCAATGCCAACAGCAACACCATCGCCGACCGCACCTTCATCGACAGCGTTACCGAGGTCATCGACGCCAAGCTGCGCTATCCCATGTCGGCCGTGGTCGGCATCAAGATCAACGCCTCGCAGTTCCAGAGCATCCCGACGCGCGCCTATCACGTGCGCGGCCGCATCATCCGCGTGCCGGCCAACTACGATCCGGAACTGCGCAGCTACAGCGGCGTCTGGGACGGCACCTTCAAGCTGGCCTGGACCAACAACCCGGCCTGGGTCTTCCACGACCTGATCAGCAATGATCGTTACGGCCTGGGCACGCGCGTGCCGGCCGGCTGGCTCGACAAGTGGGGCCTGTACCAGATCGGCCGCTACTGCGACGAGATGGTCGACGACGGTTTCGGCGGCAAGGAGCCGCGCTTCACCTGCAACGTCTACTTGCAGCAGGCCGCCGACGCCTACCGCGTGGTGCAGGACTTCGCGTCCATCTTCCGAGGCATGGCCTACTGGGCCAACGCCTCGGTGTTCGCGGCCGCCGACATGCCGTCCGATCCGGTCTATACCTACTCGTCAGCCAACGTGGTGGACGGCAAGTTCAGCTATGTGGGCTCGGCGCTGGGCACCCGCTATACGGTGGCGCTGGTGTCGTGGAACGACCTGTCCGAGATGGGCCGGCAGAAGGTCGAGTACGTCGAGAACCGCGAGGGCATCGCGCGTTACGGCATCCAGCAGGTCGAGGTCACGGGCTTTGGCTGCACCTCGCGCGGCCAGGCGCACCGCGTCGGCAAGTGGATGCTGCTGACCTCCAACCTGGAGACGCGCTCGGTCACGTTCTCGGTGGGCCTGGACGCCTGCCGCGTGCGTCCCGGCAGCATCATCCGCGTCGCCGACCAGCACCTGGCCGGCCGCCGCATCGGCGGCCGCATCCGCGAGGCCACGACCACCGTGGTCACGGTGGACGCGGAGCTGGGCGTGCGCCCCGGCGACCGGCTGACCGTCAACCTGCCCAGCGGCGTGTCCGAGACGCGCGTGGTGGCGGGCGCGGTCGGCACCGGACTCACCGCGGACAACACCGTGTTCACCGTGGACACCAGCGAGCTGACCGCCGATCTGGTGGGCCTGCCCGGTTCGGTGCTGCACATCACCGTCACCGCGCCGTTCTCGCAGGCGCCGCACGCCGAGTGCGTGTGGACGCTGGAGTCCGAGGCGCTGTCGGCGCAGACCTTCCGCGTGCTCGCCGTCAAGCGCAAGGAAGGGCTGGTGGCCGAGATCTCCGCCATCCAGCACGAGCCCGGCAAGTTCGACAACGTGGACTTCGGCACGCGGCTGGATCCCAAGCCCATCACGGTCGTGCCGCCGTCGGTGCAGGCCGCGCCGCAGAACATCCGGCTGGCCTCGCGCTCGGTCATCGACCAGGGCATCGCGCGTCACGTGGCCGAGATCTCGTGGGCCGCTGCGCCGTCTGCCGTGGCCTACCACGTGCAGTGGCGCCGCGACAATTCCGATTGGGTCGAGGCCGGTCGCACCGGCTCGCTGACGCTGGAACTGCCCGACATCCGCGCCGGCGCCTACGTGGCGCGGGTGCGCGCCATCAACGTCGCCGACGTGTCCTCGGTCTGGGCCAGCTCGACCGAGACCCAGCTCCAGGGCGACCTGGCGCCGCCGCCGGCGTTGGCCCAGCTGGCCACGCAATCGCAGGTGTTCGGCATCGGCCTGCGCTGGGGTTTTCCGGAAGGGCGCTTCACCGCGCAGCGCACCGAGATCTGGTACGGCCCGACCAATGACCGCGCCAGCGCGATCAAGCTGGGGGATTTCGCCTTTCCGCAGAACGCGCACACCCTGTCCGGCCTGTCGGCCGGCAAGCGCTTTTTCTTCTGGGGCCGCATCGTCGCCCTGAACGGCGAGATCGGCGCCTGGTATCCGGACGGACCGGGCGTGATGGGCGAGGCCAGCTGGCAGGCCAGCGAGATCCTCGAATACCTGAACGGCCAGATCAAGCGGGACCAGCTGGCGCAGGAACTGACGTCGACCATCGACGGGCTGACCAGCGGCCTGGATCAGGCGCGCGCCGCGATCACCGCAGAAAAGACGGAGCGGGTCGACGCCGACGGCGCGCTGGCCACGCGGGTGGACACCACGCTGGCGGTGGCCAACGGCGCCGCCGCCGGCGTGCAGGAATCCCGCACGGCGCTGGCGGGGCTGGATGGCCAGCTCAAGGCCACCTGGAGCGTCAAGGCCCAGGTCACCAAGGACGACAAGGTCTATGCGGCAGGCATGTCGCTGGGGGCCTACACCAACCCGGATGGTCGGGTGCAAAGCTCGGTGTACTTCCTGGCCGACCGCTTTGGTTTCCTGAGCTTGGCCAATGGGGCCGTCACGACGCCGTTTGTGATCGAGAACGGGCAGACGGTGATCAATGATGCGGTGATCGGGACGGGAAGGATCACGAATGCGATGGTTCGTGATCTGGACGCTGAGAAGATCAACGCTGGTTACCTGAACGTGGATCGTCTCAATGCTGGTTCCCTGACCGCAAAGATGGCCACGCTGACGGACGCATACATCAAGACCGCGAACATCGGTCTTGCACAGGTGGATACGCTGCGTATTGCTTCAGGCGCTGTCGTGGTCAACAACTCGGTGAGTTTTTCATTGAAGATGGGTGTGTACTCGGGCACGACGACAGCATCGGTTTCAATTTCGTTGAATGTGCCGGCGCGGATCCTTGTCATGCAGAATCACTCCATATGGGGAGGGTACCCATCGGAGAGTAATCCGACGGGTGTTTGGTCCTCCAATTTCGGCCTGGGTGGTACGGCACCGGCGTCATGGTTGAGCCGGTCGCTGGACCCAGGGACTTACACAATGACGGTGACATTTCCTCGTCCTTATGATGGCTATGGATATGCTGCCGGGGATATTGCATTGATGGGACTTTTGCGATGAGAACCTATTCTCTTTATGACGCGGACGGGCGCATTTTCAGCGTAGTCTCCTTGCAGCAGGATCTGATCGCAGATGTTGTAGTCCTGAATCACGCGAGTGGCCATATCGATGGCGCTGTTGATGGAGATATACATTACGTGCGTGACGGCCAGATTGTTCCGCGATTGGAAAGTCCGGTCATGTTGCAAGGCCTAGTCTTGAGCCGCCTGCCTGCTCCTTGCGTGATTCTGATCAATGATCGTCTGTACGAAACGACGTCCGAAACGGTCGAGTTGGAATTCGATCAACCGGGAAGCTACCGTGTGTCGGTACAAGCCTGGCCCTACCTCGACAAGGAGTTCACCATTGAAAATCCGGCATAGCGAACCCTACGCACCCCTGCGCGCCCGGGCCTACCCCTCCATCGGCGACCAGCTCGACGCCATCATGAAATTCGCCTGCCATCTGCGCGATGCCGGCCAGCCGTTGCCGGCGTCGGTGCAGCAATGGGTGGATGACTGCCAGCGCGTCAAGCAGCGATACCCCAAACCCGTCCAGGCGGCCGGCAGTCCCGGCCCCACGAACGAGAACCCGCCCGCCTAGCGGGTTTTTTTTCGTCCGACGTCAGCCAGTCTTCGCGCCGACGCGCGGGCGAATCACAGGGCATTTCATGAAGAAACTAGACACCATCAACATCGGCCAGTCGCCGAACGATCACAGCGGCGATGCGCACCGCACCGCCTTCGATCGCATCAACCAGAACTTCGAGGCCATTGGCCCGGCGATCGGGCTGTTGGAAAGCCAGGCCATTGCCCGGCCGCTGGACGAGCCCGGCACGGACCTGAATGCGCTGGCCGATACCGGCGTGTACTACCAGAACGCCGACGAGCGCGCCGCCGGCGGCAAGAACTATCCGCTGCCGCGCGCCGGCCTGCTGCGCGTATGGAACACCGGCGCGTTGCGCTATCAGGTCTACATCAGCGACGGCGCCGGCACCGCCGTGGCGTCGCATATCTACTGGCGCGTCTGGCACGCGGGCGCGTGGACCGCCTGGTCGCGCGCGGCGGAGCAATCCGACCTGCAGGCCGTGCAGGCCCTCGCAGCCGCCGCCATTCCGGCCGCGCAGAAGGGCGCCGCGCTGGGCGTGGCCACGCTGGATGGGCAAGGCCTGATTCCACAGGTCCAGGTCCCGCCGCTACGCGCCGCCAGCCTGCCGCAGGCCGCCCATGACCTGGACGGCATCGTCGCTCCGGGCGCCTACCGCCAGGAAGCGGACGCTGGCGCGGCGGCGGGCGCGCACTATCCCGCGCCGCGCGCCGGTTTCCTGGAAGTCCAGGCCACCGGCGGCGCCGTGTTGCAGGCCTACACGGCGGATGCGGGCGCTGGCCAGGCGCCGCAGCGCTATTGGCGCGTGCGCGGCGAGGGTCTGTCCTGGTCGGCCTGGGCCGAGGCCGTGGCCCAGGACTGGATCCACGCCCATCGCGGCGCACCGAAAGGCATCGCCGCGCTGGACGAGGACGGCGCCGTGCCCGCCGTGCAATTGCTCAAGCCCTTGCGCGCGCATGCCTTGCCCTACATGGGCCCGCTGCCCGCCGAGGCCGACCTGGACAACTACGCGCTGCGCGGCCTGTACACGGTGGCGTCCATTTCCGCTGCCAGCGCCGGCAAGCATTTTCCGGTGGCCCAGGCCGGGCAGCTGGAGGTGCTGTCGGCGGCGGGGCAGGGCGACCAGCCCGTGTCCGGCGCCGTTCAGGTCTATCGGGCGCTGAATTCGAACAGCGCGTACACGCGCTCTCTGGTGGGCGAGAGCTGGACGCCGTGGAAGAAGATCGCGACCACGGAGGACATCAACGAAGCCAGCGGCAGTTACATGACCCATGTGCGGCTGGCGGGCGCGGGCGTGGACCTGAACCGCTGCTACCTGGGCGAGAGCTATTACACCTGGGACGCCGGAGAGACGATGACGGCGGGTCTGAACTTCCCGCCCGCCGCGCCCGCCGCCGGCGTGCTCTACACCGCCTTGGCATCGACCGGCCGCGTGCTGCAGACGGTGCTGCTGGACGCGGGGCCGGCGGCCAAGCCCGGCATGTACACGCGCTCCGGGGACGGCGCGGCCGGCGCCTGGGGCGCGTGGCGGATCTCGGGCGGCCTCAGCGGCATCGCCCAGTTGCCGAAGGCGGATGCCGGCGAGGTATATGTGGACGGTATCGGCTGGATGGCATGGGATGCCGCCGCGCCCGCCGGCTATTACCTGAAACCGGGGCAATGCAATGTCCGGCTCGAGATCACGGCGTCGGATTCGGTGCCGGTGCCTGCCTATGTGCGCCGGGTGTATGTCCGCGCGATCGGCGGTGGCGGAGGCGGGGCGTATTCGAGCCAGGGGGCCACCATGGATACATCCAGCTGGGGGACCGCATATGTTTGTTCTGGCGGTGGAGCGGGTGGTGGTGCTGGCGAATACTACGAAGGTGAATTGTTGATCACGCCGGGGGTGCAATTGGCGATCACGGTAGGCGCGGGCGGAGGTACTGGGGTATCCACCACGGATGCCCTACCGGGCGGAAAGACGCTGATTCAGCAAGGGGCGATAGTGTTGAAGAGCCTCTCGGGAGGCGGTGGCGGCGGGCGTGCCTACGGCACCTTCGGCGGCGTGGCCGCCTACGGTGGAGGCCAGGCTGGAGGTACTGGCTCGATTTGGCTTGCCGGGGTGACTTCCAGCGCTTCGCCGCCAGGCAATGGCGGCTGCGGAGGTTCTTCGCCATTCGGTGCCGGGGGAGCCGGAGGCTTTCGTTCCGGGGGGACCAATGTTGCGGGTGGTGTCGGCCAGTCACCGCAAGCGCGCGCATGGGGGGCGGGCGGCGGCGGAGGAGGAGGTTCTCTCGGTGCTGCCAACGGCTATTACGCGATCGGCTCGCCCGGCCGCTCGGGCATCGTCATCTTGGAGTATTGAATGGCATCAGACATCACCCTTCACCATGATTCCGGAGGCGTTTCCGTGGGCGAACCTCGGATCGCGCTGCTGCTGAACGGCGACGGCCTGGCCGTCAACGCCATCATGCTGTCTCCGGACCGCGCCTACGAGCCGCCCCAGGGCATGACCTTGCTGCGCGATTTCCCGCCGCACTGCGGCATCGGCTGGCGGCACGCCGGCGGCGAATGGCATGCGCCCGCGCCGCTGGTCGCAGCAGACACCTCGGAGCCTGGCACCCCATGACGCCAGCCCTCAAAACCATCCGCCTCTACGGCGCCCTGGGCGCCGAGTTCGGCCGCCTGCACCGACTAGCCGTCGGCAGCGCCGCCGAGGCCGTGCGCGCCTTGTGCGCGCTGCTGCCCGGCTTCGAGCGGCGCATGCTGGACAGCGGCGACAAGGGCGTGCGCTATGCCTGCTTCATCGGTCGCCGCAACCTGGCCGAGGACGAACTCAGCCTGCCCGCCGGGCAGGACGAGATCCGCATCGCGCCGATGCCGGCCGGCGCCAAGCGCGGCGGCCTGTTCCAGGTGATCCTGGGCGTGGCCATGATCGCGGCCAGCTTCATTCCCGGGCTGAACGTGGCCATGTGGTCCGGCACCACCGCCACCTGGTCCGCCGGGCTGGCGTCCATGGGCGCCGCCATGGCGCTGAGCGGCGTGGCGCAGCTGCTGACGCCGCAGCAGCGCCTGCTCAGCGTCAAGGACGGTCCGGACAACGGCGCTTCCTACAACTTCAACGGCCCGGTCAACACCACGGCGCAGGGCAATCCCGTGCCGGTGATCTACGGCGAGATGATCGTGGGCAGCGCCACGATCTCGGCGGGGATCTACTCGGAGGACCAGGCGTAG